AAATTGTATTCCTGGATTCTGGCGCTGCCTTTTCAAAAGAGCTTTAAAAGCGTTGCGCCCTGAAGGACCGCCAAAGCTACGACCGTCAGGGTGACCGGCATTACCCCTGAAACCACGTGGGAAACCACGCAACCCCTGGCGCAGCAGGGAAGCTTCCCTCGAACTTACCCTGGTTTGATTTGATCTTACAGTTCTGGTTCCACCATCTCTTGTAGTGGTCTCTGTTCCAGTCCATGTGGTTTGCCAAGAATTCCATTGGACGGGGAAGAATCCAGTTTGTGGATCTGCTTCGCCAAATTGTCTTGTGGCTTTTGCCATTTCCTCTGCATAATTACCTTCAACTTGAGTAATTTTTGCTTCAATTCTAGCAGTGTCAACCCATGTATCTGATGAGGGACTTAACTCAACAGATGCTTGCCAGAAACTAACTAAGAATGGTGTTATACTTTCAGTTCTTGTGGCAAAGTTTTGCTTTAACCACTCAACTTCTGTATAGTCTAAAGTAATAATATCAGAAGAACGTTTAATATTTTCTCCATCAGGTGCTGTAAATCCAAGATCAGTTTGTGTTGTAACACCCTCTACAGGTTCAACTGTTAAATCAATAGAGTTTGTAAAGTGTCTTGGACGTAACTCTCTATTTTGAACATCAAGAGAATTCTTTACTGGAGCATTAGTCTCCTGTGGTAAAAGAGAGGTAAAATCATCAACGAAAAAACCAGATTTGAATCTGTTTAAACCCTGAGAATCGGGAATAAACATACTGTCAGTATTAACTTCTAATAAAGATAAAGTAGTATAATACTCTAAACTTCTAATTCTATCCTCAAGTTTTTTGATATCAGACATGCGATATCTCTTATGCTCTAAGAAAGATACACTTGCCTCATCTGTAGAAAGAAGATATGGTTGTAATTTTACCGTAGCAATTTCTAATGCATCATCTAATGGAACTGGTCTTTCAAAGTTTTCTGATGGAGCACCTTGTTGAATCTGAAGTTTTCCATCTTTTGTGATAAAAACTCTATCAAATCTTCCAAGATAGAATGAAAAATCAAGGTTAATTGATTCATCAGACGCTAAAATGTTTGCTACGGAGTTACCACCACCAGTGTATGTTCTTCCTAAAAATTCTAACGGAGATCTAGAACCTTCTGATGGTGTATAATCAGAAACTCTTGGTCTAATATCAATTAGATCAGTATTTCTTTGTCCGTTGACACTTTGAACATCAAAATCATAATCAAAAGAATCATATGAATTTTTGGTGATTAAATCTCCATCATCAGTGTCTTCAAAATATGCATTAGCAAAATATATTTTTAATTGTCTAGTTGGTGGATTTGCATTGGAATTTCTTGTTAAGAAACCTTGACCATAAATGGATGCCTTCTGTCCAGTATTAAATGTAAAGTGATTTGAAATTGCTCTACTAGGAGTGTTTAAAGTTGTCAGAGTTGCAGTAATATTTGACTCAGAGAAGACTATTGTTTCTCCTTCAGTAAAGTTTATATCAGTTCTGGGAACATATGTAATTTGACTATCAGTTAGTTTTTCAGTATATACTGCTCTAGCGCCAGATGATTGACCTACTATGAATTCTCCGACAATTAAATCTGAGGTTTTACCGGTAAAACCACTTATGGCAGATAATGTTGCTTGAGGTGCAGATGCTGCAGATGTATTTGTGGATTCATAAACTCCAAGTATTCTAATGACATCTGGTTTGTTCAGAGAAATTCTTTCATCTTCAACTCTAGTTCCAAATGGGAAATTACCAAATGTTAAACCATTATTTAAAGTTGTGCTTCCTGTTCCTGCACCTGAATTGATTGATTTGTCAACGATTAACGTGTTTACTCTATTCTGTCTTTTAATCTTCTCTTTTAGACTAGACTTTCTTAAAGTTGCAAAAAGAGTTGCACCAGTATCATTAGTGCCTAAGTTATTAATCTGAAGTTCTGTTCCACCGTTAGTAATTGAGAACCTATCTTCGGTTAATTCTTCAGTTTCACCATCAGATCGAATTAATGCATATCTTTCCTCATCAAATGGTAAAAATGTCTCATTTGCGCCAGCAGTAACTACAGAAGAAAGTTTGTTGGTAGCAATGTTAACAGTAAAAGTTTTTCTAATTACAATATTAGAAGAAGTTAAATCAACATCAGAAATAAACTGTTTTGGCATTGATGTATACAATGCATTTTCGTCAAGTTGTCCAACGCCTGATTCTAAGTCTGTAGCGAGTATTCGTAAATCAGTTATATCCCTCGCAGTTGCTGGGAGTTTTCCATCTAAAATTCCAGTAACTGTAGTAACACCAGTGACAGTAACACTATTAGTTTCTAGATCAATGCTAGTAATTCTTGCACCAATATGAGTAGAAGAATCAGTTGTTGTAAATGCTAAAATGTCGTCAACCTCCGCTATCTCCGCAAAATCAGAGGAGACTGAAGTAATTTTAGGAGAACCAGCACCAAGTGTCGCTGTAATAGAAGAGACTCCAATAAATTGTAATACGTCTAGTGCTGTGTCAGCAGTAAATGTTACTGCAGCACCAATGCCTCCTGGTAAATTTGGACCACCATAAACTGATCTAACATCGGTTATTCCGGCTGAAGTTACTGCAATAGCAACTCTAGAGTTTTCAATACCGTCGAAGATAAGTGGTTCATTAAGTACAAAGTCACCACTTCTTTCATATACTGTTAATGCTGCTCCAGCAGAAACATTTTCTCTTAAAAATCCCGTTGCTCCACTATATCTTCCCTTAATATGAACTGGGACAGTTAAGGTAATTGGTTCATTAAGTGTTATGTGAGAAAATGTTTGAATATCATAAAGTTGAAGATCCCATTGATTAACTTTTGCATTAGAAGTATCATAACCTCCACTCTCTAAAGCAAAATCATATACTCTAGCTAAACCAATTTCTTTTCCGACTAAAGCTAAAGAATCAGATCCAAGTCTCCTATCTCTTAAACTTAAGATATAAGTGTTTCCAATACCTGTTGTTGGTGCGCCAAAAACATTATTTACTTTAAAAGTTGATCCAGTATTAAAAAGAATTTCTTGTTTTTCTAGTTTTTTAGTTGTTCTTGGTTTTGGTACGTCAAGATATGTGGTATTGATTGTTTCTACTTCATACCCTTTTACGAAAGCTTTACCTGGAGAAATTTCATATAAAGCAAGATCTTCAGACGCTAATTGTCCACCTTGAGTAAATCTTCCTTCTGCATATACTCCATTGCTACCAACACCATCGTCTAATGATTCTCTAACAGATACATTAAACGGAGCAACAGTGTAATCGCCAGACTCTGCATATGTTCTACGTGCTAACTCGTCAGCGATAATACTGTATTCTGTATTTTTTACTTGAGTTTCAAGTACACCATCTCTGATGGTTGCTAGTTCAACAAAATCAGAATCATTATAATCATCTAATGATTTGATTGTTAAAGAACAACTAATTTTTAAACGGTCTGCTCCAGGAGAAGCAAAATTATTAAATCCTTTTGAATTATCTGTGAGAGTTTCATCTGTATCAGAGTTAACAATTTCCTCTAAAACCTTAAGACCAACTCTACCACTTGGATTATTTTGATATTGAGATAAAATTAAAGTCTCGTCAGAAACATTTACAAAATTACCTCTAATAAAATAAACACCATTTGAAATTGAGAATGCAGATCCAGTGGATGTTGCATTTGTAGAAATTGTTGAACAGAAAGATTCTCCAATAGGAATGAATGGATTATTTAATGGACCAGAAATTATATCAACATCAGTAGCTAAAAGCTCACCATCTAAAAATGTTTTTATACTGGAATCTTGAACACCAGAAGACAAATATGAAAGGTAAAGGGTTAAATTACCTCTTTCAGAATTCTCAGACTTTAATATATTTTTTACGTATGCTGTTACACCAGAAGTTAAACCAATTACTTTTCTATCAACCAACTGATCGATGTAAAAATCGACAGGAACACCCAAATGAGTATTATTTAACTCAACTGCCTGATATGATCTAGAATACGCAGTGTTTCCAGGAATAACCTTTGCACCCTCTTTGAAAAAGTGCTGACCAAACCTTTCAATCTGATTTTGAAGAATAGACTGTAAACCAGTTAACTCTCTTGCCTGAACTGGATATCCTGGTTTAAACAGGACTCTATGATAATTATCATTAGGGTCAAAATCATCAAAATATGGAGATACATTGAGATTGGTTTGTTGAGCCATGGTTGATTAGAATTGCAATATGATTTTGATATCTTCCTTCTGGTTTGAAGATCTTGTTATAGCAGGTCTATTGTCGGTGTAAATTATCTCACCAGAGAATTGTTTAACCTCAGGCGTGGATACTCCTTTGGTGAAAGTTTGACCCAGGTAATATGTCCTATTATTTATCACCGTTGACAGACCTGAGAAGTCGTCTAGAGTGAGACTTACGCTTCCTCCAGTAATTGTCAATGCACCACCAGTATCAGGTGAACCAGTAAATCTGTTTAGATTATAACCAAATGAGGGATTAGTTTGAGCGACTCCGACAGTGGTAAATCCTGCAAAAGTTCTCTCTTGCCACAGTTTTAAAACACCAGTTACCTGATCATAACTAACGACTTTACCTATGGCAGTAACACCAGTTCCAGTTGTCTGCTGAACAACAGTATCCTCAGTAAAAATTGCTGAACTATATCCAACTCCAGTCAATTTGAGAGCATAAACTCCACTTGCTTTATCTAATGTTAAAATTTGATTGCTACCAAAAGCCAAAGGATTTTCTACAATTCCAATTCTAGCAATTTCATTACCTGTGATAAAATCTGGGTTTTCTACATCATTTTCTACTCTTGAGTATAAAAGAACGTTCGTTGCACCAAGTTCTCTATTGATATCAGCACCATGTCCACCTTTTGGTGGAATAATTACATCCAAAACAGGAAACTCATTAGGAGAAGGAATACCTCCTGCAATCAAATCCACGTTACCAAAGGTATAACCAGATCCCTGATTTGAAACTACAACACTACCAATTTTTGAATCGTTATTAATTGTTACCGTGCATTCTGCTCCAGAACCATCACCTTTAATCGGAACTTTAGTATATGTTCTATTTGCAGTTCCTATTCCAACTCCACGATTTTTAATAACTACAGTTTTAAGTCCACCATCAACAGCGTTATCTCTTACAGCAGCATCATCAGTACTAGTCTCCCAATTTGAGGGAACTGGCATGTAATCAGTGCTGTCAAATCTAACAATGTCGGATGGTTTGATAGTATACAAATATTTCCAAATATATCCATCACCACTAGTTCCAGCGGCTCTTGGTTCTAAATCAGTAAATTTTGGTTCATCCAGTGAGGGTCTTCCATTTACATTTTCTGGATCAGTTCCATTTTGAAGACAGATGTAAACTCTATAATCACTATTTAAAACAAAGTAACTTGAAGAATATAATGAAGTTCCGTTAGAGTTTTTCGGAGTATTGTTTATACTATAATCATGTCTATAATAATCATAAGTTCTACCAGATGCCCAGACGTTTTTTGTTACCACCTGTTTAGCATCATCTGAAGTAATCTTCTTAAGTGCAATTACGGTATCCCATGTTGAATTTTCATTAGCAAAATTATCAATAGGT